GAGGAGTTCAATAATGCGGAAAAGCATATAGCCGAAACTAATATCGGTACCAAGGCTGGCGATAGTAACTTGCCGAAAACTGTATTGAAAGAAATTATCGGCGACCCGCAGGACAAGGACAATAAGGTATACCGTACGCTCAAGAACTGTCAGAAACTTATGGACTATATCGTATACGGGCCGAAGTCAAAGGGACTTGCCGGTGACGACCGCGATATTTACCTGCTCGTCGGCTGTATGATCGGGTTCTGTAAGTCCCTCAAGAAGTTCAAGGGTGACGATACCGATTACAGGCCGCAGGGTATAAACAAGTCGGATATGACGGACCAGGGCGAACAGACTACCGCGGGTACCGAATCTGAAGCATGTATCCCAAATTATTCGAAAGACAGTCTGATTAACGAAATATATAAATATATAAAAGGATAACAACATGTTACAGGAAGATTTTGAAAAACTGGTTGAAAATATAGCGTCCATGGACAAGGACTATAAGATTGTGGTCGAAGACGTTGATGTCGGCGAAACCGAGAGCCAGCCCGTACAGAAGGATGTACGTACTGAAATTCGCGAAGCGATTAAGCCGCAGGTCGATATTGTCGCGTCCCTGATTACAACTATCAAGGATGCTTTCGAAGACAACCTTGACCAGACCAAAAGGATGAATGACGCGATTGACCAGAATCAGTCGTGGGAACAGACGATTCGCGGCGCTTGCGAGCAGGTTATCAAGACCGTTGAAGCAAAAGACGGCTCTGTCGACAGGCCTGAATCCATTACGCAGAACAGCAGCAAATGCTCGCCCAAGGCATTCAATAAGTTCATAAAGAACTATACTTCGAGAGATTACGGCGTATTGCAGCTTGCACAGGCGATTATGGTATTCTATAATTCGTTGGCTTAATAAATTGCCTGTTTTATAAAATAAAAGGATGACATTCTGTCATCCTTTTATTTTTTAGATTCTACGAATTTTATATAATCGGCCCATTTTTTCAGCAGAAATTCTTTCTGCTCGTTATTCAGGATGTCGATATATCTCTTGGCTTCGCGGTTAGTCAGCTTATATTCCTTCTTTACGGCTGTCATGAGATTATTATCGGTTTTACCGGCCTTGTAAGCGTCGTAGTTGAAATAATGTTTCGTCTTCTTCACCCACGTATACAATATCGTATAATGCTGTTGATCTGTCAGTTTCTGTATGGACAGTTCATTCGCAAGCGGGATAAGATATTCATAACTGCTGATAAACCTGTTTATCATGAACTGGCTATAGTTTTTCTGACAGGTTTCGGGCAGGTCTTCCCACTTGTACTGCTTCGTACATATAAAATTCAATATATCGAATAACGGATTTGTTTTTCGTTCTGCCATAGTCAAAAGATAACAATATTTTTAAAGGTTATTCGTAAAATTTACTTAATCTGGAAATAGGCCATTCGCCATGGACTTTCTTATCCCATTTCTGGAAAAATACCTTGCGCAGCTGGTCGAAATTTTTCGGCGGCCGGCCTTCGCTGTAATGCTTCACGCCGATATCGATGGTTGAAACCTTATATCCGCGTTCCAGCAACTGGAGGCAGATATCGGTATCGTAGAAATGGTAATCCTTGAGGTTCTCGTCAAAACGTAGGCCTTCTTCGAATACATGCTTAGGGAAAAACATGCAGCACCCGTCTATTGTAGCTAGGTGGTCATATACTCCGGGATGATCCGCCATTGGATATTCCGTAAGCGTACCTTCCTCTGTAAGACCACCTTGTATAATGGCACCTTCGGCATATGTCTGCCGTCCACCGGCTTTAGGTACACCGTTCCACCACGTACAGTTTCTGTCGAGCGCTATCGTACCGATAAGTCCGCATACGCCTATACGAGTATTCTCGAATTTTTTTGTGAGCTTATAATTGACGATATCGTACGGCATACGGATATATGAATCCTTATGCCTAAAACAAATAATAGGATCTTCCTGCTTTAATACTATGTTTTCTATAGCGTAATTGTATTTCGTCGCGATACTGTTCGCTACTGTATTGTCGATATAAAAACGCTTGTCGGTATCGACATCGATATCTTCGAGGCGTTGTGCAACAGGAATTATTTCAATCATTGTTTAACCCAGTATATCGCTGATATTCCGTATTTCGAGTTTCATGGCTTCGCCTTTGATCGCGGTAGCATCAATGACGAGCTTCGTTGAAAGGTTCGAAAATATGTTCGACTTGCCATCCTTAAACAGGACTATCTTCGCAAACGGCATCTGACCTTCAAAAAGATGTTCCTGCGATTCGAGCGGCAGATCCGGCGCGACGGAATCGACATCAATCGGCAATTCGTTATACTTTATGCTGACCGACATGATTTTCTTGCGGGTATCCGCATCTACCGTATTCGTAAACATATAAAATGCCAAATTGCATTTTGTCTGTTCTTTCTTAAGTCTTTCCTGAATTTCATCAGCAGTAAGCGGTTTATCGCCGAATTTATTCAAGTCGGAAATAATAGGTTCTAACTGCTTATCGAATAACTGACCCGCCTTGACATATTTCAGCTTGTTATCCTTGAAACATGCCGTAAGCGGTAAAACCGAACGTTCAAGTATTTCTTCAAGCGCGTTTTTCTCATGTTCGGTTGCTACTTCGACAAAATACAAATTGGCGTTATTGATATAAGAAATGGATTCTTTATAATCTTCACAAATATGACAGGCATCGTCGGTAAACACATAGATACCGTGCCTGTAGCCCGTCAAGAAAGATTCAAAAGATAATTTCTGAGAGTCGAACATATTTTCGTATTTATATTAGACTACAATCTTCGGTTCGCTGAATTCGGTATGATACGCGGCGACGTACTTCTTGCCGGTTTCGGTATCAGTTTCCTTACGTTTCACATAAAGGGCCAGGGCCTTGATCATATCCTTGTCAGGATCGCAATTCAACGTAAAGACATATTCGGTAGTCCAGATTCCGTCCTTGCCTTCCTTACGGGTAAGGAGGATATTCACGAGCTTGGCTTCGAGTTCCAGCTCGCTGAACTGCAAGTCGTAGGTCAGGTTATAGTTCAATACCGGAATATTGAGCTTGTCCCATGCGTCACGTGTAGCGTTAGGATCGATAGCGCCGTTGAAGTCGATATCGTTCTTGAATTGTTGCGTAATCGTACGGACACTGCTGCTTTCTACGGCCTTGAGCTGTAGCTGCCAGTATACGTCTTCACCCTTACGGATAAGCTTAAAATTGGTCAATGTACTGTCGAATGAAACTGCACGCATAATATTACTCCTTAAAATTTTATACAAATATAGCTAAAATGTATATAATGAAAAAACCTAAAAAATTAATTTTAGGTTTTCTCGTTTTTTAAATGATATTCTGTTCTTTCGTATCAAACAGCATCAACATCTCGTTTATATGCTGGTCGGATTCAAGCCATAACGCGTTATTGTTGGCAAAATCGTATTGCCATTCCAATATTTCGTTATATTTGTCTTTCTTCGTAAGCGGCCAGAAAATATTGTCGATTTCCTCTACAGTCGATTTTTCCGTAAACTTGCACTGGTTGTTGATTTCGCGGTACGGGCTGTCATCGTTCGTACTGAACACATTACCCAGGAATACGCAACCGGTAGCGCACGCTTCGGTAAACCTCAGCGAAGACTTCGCCTTATTGAACGGGTTGTCTATAATAGAAGCTATACTGAAGTCCGCGTGGACTTCCATGAATTTTCTCGGGAACGTATGGGAGTCTGCCCACGGGATAAATTGGATTTTTTCCTTTATTTCTTCCCAGAAGAACGGCAGTGCGCCCATGACGTAAAAGTCAATCTTGTCTTCCTTGACATTCTTTATCACCCATTCGCAGAGACCTGTATTCCAGTCGCCCCTGTCACCCGGCTGTCCGGGATGACCGTTGGGGAAACTCGGGTGCTGTCCCGGGGCGAGCTTCGGGATAGGCTGCTTGTAATGGGTAGGCGATCCGGAATAAATCACGCGCGGCTTCACGAGATCCGCCTTGATACGTTCCTTGCGCGGGAAACTCCAGAGGAATCTCGGGACCACGTTCTTGATGACCACGACATTGCCCGCGTTATATACCTTCTCGAACATCTTCTTGAGGTACGGCGTAGAGACGCTTATCACGTCGAGCAACGGGATTATCTTGCGCATGCCGTTCATGATCATGTCCATGTTCTTATGGACGTTGTCATGGGCCGGATTATACGACGGTACGCCGTCTTCTTCCTTGTTGTCGATTTCGCCGGTTATGAACGTAAGGTCGTCATATTCGGCGGCGAGCTTGTAACCGTATTTCGGCTGGAGTTCCTTGTACCGTTTGATAATATCGTAATCGTTCATGCTTTCAGGACGCTGAAACAGGATAGTCTTCGTACCGGCGAGCAGGTTAGGGTCGAACGTTATTCGTGGCAGGAGCACGGGAATGACGCCCATGTCGTGCCCGTTGATATATTCCGTATTGTATCTCAGTCTTACATGGCTACATCCGGAAGTATCCTTCGGATATATGATAACCATTTCTTTGCCATTGATATTTTTCGAATTCGCGTTAAGCATAGAATACTTCTTATTCCTCGCCGTACATATTATCTATCGTGTTGAGATTCTCGTAGAACTCCAGGCCGCTTATTTCCTTATCGTTATGCTCGTTCATCTCGTTAAGATAAAGGTTTATGGCATTCGTTATAAGTTGTGTCACGAACGCGAAAGCGCTGGAATTACGTGTCTCGTCGTACCTGTTTATATACATGAAAAGCGTCATCATGCATTCTTGACGGATATCTGCAACATCTTCGTACGCCGGGGTCTGTATAAGCTTGAACGAAATGATACGTCCGTTGATGACCTTCAGGAACGCCTCGCATATTTCGGCTTTAAGCGCGTCGAACTCGATATTGAACTTGCGGCGCTCGTCGTCGGTAAATTCGGCGTACTTGTTATGGAGCGCGGCGATTTCCTGGCGCTTGCGCTGGATAAAGCTCTTTGCGAGAATATACTTGTCTTCCTCGATAGTGCCTTTCGTCTTCTTGTTTTCCAGCTTACGCTCGTAGGCGTTACACCATTCGCCGGTATCGTTGATATTCATTTTATTGAACTTGATTATAAGTTCCCTCAGATACTTGTTTGATATGTATCCTTCATCGTTTTTATCCTGTTTCATGTTAAACCTTTTTAATAAATAGAAATCCAATATTAAATATAGAATAATTTCGTAAATAAAAATTTACAAAATTATTTTTCCGGATTTTCTTTATCAGAAGTGGGGCACTGAAGGTACGCCGGACATGTGCGGCATGCTGCTGGCCTGGGACTTGGCCTTGTCCATTTCCTTCTTGTTGTACTCGTTCTCTTCCTTGATCATCTTCTTTATGATTTCGTTCTCGATTTCGACCTCGATCCACGACCATTCGTTCGTAATCTGGAGATTGGAATACTTGCAAATCTTCGTGATGGTCTCAAGGATTTCCATTATGTTGACCGGGGAGAACAGGTTATTGTCGTTTATCTCAATCTTTACAGGGTAGGCCTTGTGGCACTGCGGACAGGATACGACGATATCGGTAATCACGCCGCACGAATTCCGTTCTACGGCTTCCTTGAACGTTATGTAGTCCATGGCCGACATCTCCTCCATGTACCTGCGTTTATCCTCGAAACTCCCCATGCCGTTATCGAGGTACAGCGCGAGCTCCTCGAGGTCGTCTTCGGTCCTTATAATCGAATCCTTGTATTTCGGAATCGAAATCTTGACAGTCTCGTCGTAATCCGGGAGGTATACGTACGGGTCGAAATCGTTGTCCAGGTACTTGAACTTCAACTCCTCCAGCTTTATCTCGTGCTCGATCTTGTTGCCGCAAACGCTGCAGTGCGGTATATTGACGGTATACCCGGTCTTCATGCTGAAACTGTTTAGCCTTATCCAGAAAATAAGGTACAGGCGATCAGGCAATAGCAGGTCTTCGTACGTGAAGTTTTCGAGGATCGTGCATTTTTCCAGGAGTTCGTTACATACCTGAGTGGCTGTCTGCGGGAGCAGGGTCGCGAGGAACTTGACCTCGAGCACCGAAAGCGGACGGATCTTTATGCTGGCGTTTCCCGGGTACAGTCTGCCACGAGACGGGAGTTCCTCGGTCTCTATCTTCCAGTAATTGAACTTGTCGTAATCGTGGAACATGCTACAGTTTCCTCAGGTTCAACAGGGCTATGCCGGTAAATAGCCCGCCAGCGCAGGCGCCAGTAATCGGCGCGGAAAAAGTCATCGTGGCAGTCATCGCGTTCTTCAGGAATATCTCGAACTTGTCCCATATCTTGGCCGTCAGATCCGGCGTATCGGGTTCCAGCACCCGCAGCTGTTCGTAAAGGCCCGCGCCGTACTGTCTGAAATGCGACGTGACGAGCGCGCCCGTACATATACCGGTTACCGTCGGTTCGGCCGTCCACGTAGTGAGCTTGCCGGTTATCTTCAGTCCGATATAGTTGAACAGGTTGGCGAGACCGTTGTCCTTGACTGAAACGGCGAGCACGAGCTCCTTGGACTCCAGACTGAACGGGGCTATAACGGGACGGCATACCATGAGCGGGCTCATCGGCGTGCCGAGCGGGGTGACCGTGCCGGCGGGCGACGTCACCGTGCCGTATATGCCGCAGGTGAGCGTCGAGAAATACTGCCTGAGCCATTCGGTCAGGCCGCGAGCGAGGACACCGCAGGTATCGGACTGTGCCGACCTCTCGTCCAGCGACGCGAACGCGGGCTGCAGGTAATACTTGTACAGGGTACCCATTACTTGAAATCCGCCCAGAAATTGTTGTCGTTCAGCTCGTTCATGTCGGCCATCATGTCGACCGTGAGCTCGTCCTCGGTCTTGACGTTCTCGACATACCGTATGTTGTCCATGTCGATTTCCGGCTGCATCGTCGCGTATACCGCCCAGTAGAGCGCCGATACCGTATCGTCGTGGTTGCCCTTGGACGCCTTGAACACGTTCGGCGTGTTCTGTTCCTCGAACGTGGATATCTCCTTGATGGTGACGGCGTCGTGGACTTTCAGGAACCCGGCGTCCATGACCCGCTTCAGTTCCATGCAGGCGTCGAGTTTCGACCTCTTGTCCGCCTTCGTACCGAGGCCGTGGCCGGCTTTCTCGGTATTGATCATGTTCGTGTTCTCCAGGGTATACCAGAGTTCCTCGGCGACCTGCTTGCCGACGTCGTTGTTTTCGAGGATATAGTACGCGTTGTTGTACAGCTTGGAGATATAGTCGACGATTCTCGAGAACTCGCCGATCTTGACGGTGTTGGACCTGTAGACGGCGACCTGTTCCATGTCGTTCTTGGAGCGTATCTCTATGACCTGCACGCAAGCGTAGTCGTTGCCGACGCCGGAGGCGCAGTCGACACCCATCACGTAGAGCACGCCGGGTTTAGGCTTCGAGTAGACGTTCAGCGAGAGGTCGTCGAAAAGCGTCTCTACCGGCTCGGACTCTATGAGTTTTTCTATCGTATCGCCGGAAATGAGCGTCGGGGACGAACCGATGAACGAGCAGTTGTGGTTGATGAGCCCATTGACCGTCCCGTAATAAGCGCCGTCCACGTTCACTGGCGTATATACGGTACGCATGCCGGTCTCCTCGACCGACACGACCGTACTGGAACCGAGATCAGTATTCGATACGGCGTCGCCCGGCTTGAGGGAATCCGCCCTGACGCCCGTACCGTCCGGTCGGAGGAACATGTGGTCTGACGAACAGTCAGTCTCGGCGTTGTCGAACACTATATGAAGACAGGCGGACAGGCGCTTGGCCATGCCGTCGAATTTTACGAAATGTCCGTTGTTCTTTATGAGCATGATGTTACTGGCTTACTAGGTTGTCCGTATGGAATTTCTTGACTTTCGTATATTCCGCGGCGTCCCTGTGCGGGACGATATCTATGTGCATGTTGTGCGGCTCTATGATCGACGGGTCGGGGATATAGATCATGTTCCACTTGGCGAGCAGGAACGCTATCGAGTTGCGCCGTTCCAAATCTTCCATGCTGACGTTGCCGAAACCGTGGTAACCGGTCTTGCTCGTCGCCATTGTGAACAGCTGCTTGAAGTGCGCGAGGTAGTACACGTCGAACTGCTTGTAGAGATGGCACGACTGGTATATAATCTTCTTCTGCCTGTCGACGATACCGATCCTGGAAAGGGTCTCGGTAATGATGTTCTCGTTGACCAGCAGCTTCACCTCGAGTAGCCTGTTAGTCGGGAACATGTCAGTATTCCTCCGGTTTCCAGTCGAAATCCTTCGGCTCGGCCGCGAACAGGGATTCGGCGGTTTCCGCCGGGTCGAGCTCGTCGGACGTGCACGCCGAGAAACAGCGCATCAGCACGTTCTTCGATTTCGTGTAGCGGACCAGTTCCGCCTCGTCGAGTTTGGCGAAGCCGTAGCCGGAATAGCCCCTCGAGCCGTAAAGCGTCCCGATCTCTGAAACGAGGGCTGTCAGGTCGAGGTACTTGCCGGAATATATCGCGTATTTCCTGCCGCTGACTATCCTGGCCGTCCATACGGAGGGGTTCGCCTTGGCGAGTTCCTCGTATATGTCCGTACTGCCGGTATCGCGTACCGGCGCGGTCCTGGCCATCTCGTCGGTGGTCTTGCCCACCTCTTCCTGGAGATATTCTTTAAAATTCAACATAGCTGTATTATTTATATGCCCGGGGGTACCGGGCGCATAACTGGTATTACTTGATCTTCGGGAGGAAGAATGACGGGGAGAGCGGTACGGGCAGTTCCACGGTGCCGCCGCAGTGCGGGCACTCGAAGACGGCGACCGGGTTCGAGATGAACATGAAGTCGCCTACGAGGTTCGTGAACTTACTGAAGGACATGCCGTCGAGCTCGCACACGTACTCGTACGCGGTCATGAGGGACACTTCCTTGCCGTTAATCTTGTAGATGTAGCTCGAGAAGTCGAGGAATCCCGGGTCGATGTCGATGACGAGCTGCGGGTCGTTCTTGAGCTTCTCGACGGCCGCCTCGGTGCTGATCGTCGGGAACCTTACGGAAATCTTGTCCCCGTTGATCTCGAAATATTCCGGGAGCTCGTTCTCGTAATAGGTGATGTTGAGGTCCTTGAGGACGAAGTCGAAACTGCCGATCGTGCCGCATCCCTCGCACTTGCCGCGGAGCTTGTACGGGAGATCGTTGAAGGTATAGGCCCTGAGGTAGAAAATGAGCCAAAGCTTGTCGGCGACGAGGATCTTGTCAGTGTCTATACCCCACAGGCAGGACTTGATTGTACTGTTTATGATGAACGTGGAGTTCTGTTCCGTGATCGTCGCGAGCTTCTTGATGTTCAGCGAGGACAGTTTCTTAACATAAATCTGTTCGGGGTATAGCTTCCCTTTGCTGGGCAGCAAAGACTTATCCAAGAGGATCGAATTTTTCGGTGGCTGGTTCTCGAACTCGGTGATGATATCCTTCAGGTTGTCCGACTTCGGGGAGTTGTTAACGTCAATTTTTTCAGATTTCATATTTTCACCCTGTAGTTTTAACAATATATTTATAAAGCTCGATAGTTAATGGACTTGAATATCTCTTTTTGACAATGCGAGCGGGAGAGATCAGAGCCTAGACAGGAACATAATCTAGACTTCTCTCAACTTTCCTTTTTGCATAAAGCTTCGCGGTGTCGATCTTACGGGTCTTACGTAACGGCTTACGGGGCGGTCATCCTGTACTCCGGCTATATCCGATACTGCCATGGCGGCTGTACGTACGGCGTGCCCGCCGTACTTCGCTGGTACTTTCATTAGCAGTGACCGTACGTATACGATATGCCTGCTCATTTCTGGAAAACCCGTACCCGGTTTTCAATGGCTCACCCTCTACCGACAGCGCCATTGGATTGTGCTTCGTTCCGAGGAATAAGTCTTCAATGTCGAAAATCAAATATAGGTAAATAAAAATTTTCGTAAACTTATTTTTGAAAAACTTCTAGAAATCTTTCTTTTTCTTGACTTCCATGACGCGGAACTTGACCTCGCGGGAACGGATCATGTCGTCGGTTATGGCGCTGTACGTGACCGTGGAACGCTGTCCCTGGCTGATTCCCTCGCTGTCTACGGTCACGACGTGGCCGTGTTTCAGGGATTCTGCCGTAAATTTGCCCCTGTTTTCTCCAGAAACGCTATCCAGGTCAATCGAAACGACGAGGGTGGTATCTTTATCGAGTTTTCTGCTCTGGAGCTTCTGGAGGTCCGAAATGGAGTCAATCTGAATATCCAGAATTTTGGCCTGGCCCTTGCCGGTCGCGTTAATCTGGCGTACCATCTCGTCGGACACGTAGTCCTTACCGGAAGAGACGCCTGTAAGCCTCTTGTCCAATTCCAGTTTTTTCGAAAGTTCGGTAGAGGTGTAAGCCGCGCACCAGCCGTTCGATTTCGTATTCCTGAAGGTATTCTGGTCGATTTCCTTGTTCTTGTCGTAGTTTTCGACGCTGAACGGGTTTCCTGTCGACTTATATGGCGTAGTCCTGCCGGTATACTTGAGCGATTCCATCTCGTTCTCGAGCTGCATTTTCTGCTTGAGCAGGTGGGCGATGTCGCCGATGTTCTCGGTTTCGAAAACGTTGTTCTGCGTCTCGTTGCGTAATTTCCGGAATTCCGTACCGTCTATGCCGTCGGTCGCGTCGACGCCGAACTTGTACTTGATTATGAGCATGTCGCGTTCTTCTTCCGTCATGTCGTTGTACATGCGGTCGAATTCCTCGTGCGCCTCGCGTTTCACGTAGAGGTCCGAAGAGTTGTCGGTATATTCGTTCACCCATGCCTTACGGGCCTCGTTTATGTATTCCTCGCGGTTGAGGTCTATAGACTTCTTGAAACCGGAATATACGAGTTCGTTATTGGCGTTGTCGATTTCCTCGATTTTCTTCGAAATCTGTTCGCGTTTCGCGTTAGCCTTGTCGTTCTGTGCGAACCATGCGCGTTCCGTCGGCGTAGCGTGTTCGAATTCCCATTTTTCCGCCGCGTCAATCTCCTTCTTGAAGTTTTTCTCGGAATACGACACTACGCGCTCGCGCTTACCCTCGGAGACCTTGAATTCAGAAATTTCTTGTTCCTCTTCGTAGACGTATTCGATATAGAACGTAGCCGTAAGGTCTACAGGGTGACCGTAGTCGTTGTTGTTGAAAGACGGCGTGTCGTATGCTTTCAGGAAGCCTACGTATACCTTGTTGTCGACGATATTCCGCATTGATTCATCAAACTGCGTTATCTCGATATTCAGGAGTGGGTTCTTTCCCGGATTGTTGAACGCTTCCGGCCCGAGCTGGGACACGATGAACTTGTATACGTCCATGTTGTCCGTTTCCTCGAACGTTATAGTCATTTCCGTCTCGCCAAACTTGAAGACGGGTACCAGGTACTGGGTATTCCCGAAATGCTGGCGGTTCGCCGTGTCGAGCTTGAAGACCGGTTGGGATATTTTCTTGACAGCGAACGTCAGGTAGTCCGTCTCGAAACGGTTCCTGCCGTATGGCCAGATTTCGCACTGGAACCTGTACGTTACGTGCGGTTTTATGCTGTATACCTGGTATACGTTCATCAGCGACATTGTTACCAGCCTCCGAACGGATCGTAGTAATCCGGATTTTCTTCTTTAACCTCGTCGTCCTTGTAGACGACGTTCGTCTTCACGTTGTCCGTGGGTTCTACCTTCTTCGGGTCGGGTTTCGGCATCTCGTCGATATCCGTATCTTTTTTCAGGTCCTCGTTGATGGAAAGCATGTCCTTTTCGGGCGATACCGTACTGGTAGGCAGATCCTTTTCGTCCTCGTGCAGGTCGAGGTTGAACGTCTCGCCGAGCTGGTTGTATTCCCTGAAGTCTTCCATCTTGTCGGGGTTGACGTTCATCTCGTCGACATTGTCCGTGTTGTTGTGCCAGATTCTCAGGATGAACTGGTACGTTATAGGTACGGTGAGGAACGACGAGTTTTCGGCGAACTGCTTCACGTTCACTATCTCGTAATACGTATCTGAATATTCTATGTAGACTATGTCGCCGATACGCGGTTCGATAGGCTCGTATATGTCCTGCAGGTCTGGATAGCTGAGCTGGCTCGCGTCGTAGAACTGCTGCACCGTGCACTGGCACGTGATAAGTTCCGTGTAGTTCATGCCCTGCAGGTCGTAAGATTTCTGCATTTGCGGTATGTTCTCCGTATACATCTTGAGAATGAACCTGCGGAGCACATTTGGAATCGTATCTTCACCGAAAAGCACGTCTTTTTTTGTGCTCATGTCGCGGACATAATACTGTACCTGGAAACCGAAATTACCGTAAGCCTCGCTGGCGAGGGAACTCTGCAGCGCGGCTTCCGCCTTGTAACAGTCGTTGTTCTGCCCGTCGAAGAATTTCGGCGCGTTCCAGTCCTTGTTCTGGACGGAGCATCCAGCCCCGTTGAACAACTTGTTGAATTCCGCTGCGTAATTGGTTGCCATAGCTAAATTATTTATAAATAATAAAAATGACGGAGAATCCGATGAAACTTGACGAAGCTATAGAAATACTGGAAGATTCCGGGTACGAGGTAATCAACGAAGGGAAGATTACCAGATTTATCGCGGGGCTGGCGCTTGCCGCCGGTCTCCTGTCCACGGCGCAGGCCAAGGACTTTAACGCGAGGGCGAACTCGAACTACACGAGCAAGGCCACGACTTCGGTTTTCGCGAAGGATATACAGAAGAGTTACAACATGGGTTCCGACATAAACATTACCGCCAACATGGTCCAGGCGATTGCCGACCAGGCTTCCAAGAAACTGACGGACAAGATGGTCGCCATCAACAGTTACGACGAGGAAGACATGTTGAAGCTCGACGAGTTCAAGCAGATTGTCGAATTCTACAAGCAGCTCAAGCAGGCAGACGAGAGCCTCGCGAACATGTTCTCCCGCAGGCTCGACAAGTCGTTGACGAAGTCGCTGAGCATCGCGCCAAACATACAGAGGTACGCTGAGGCGTAAAATAAAAACCCGGTTTAAGACCGGGTTTAATTTTTAATATTTTCCGATAAGTTCGAGCAGTGACTCTTTGGCCTGTTGCGGCGAGTCGTACTTTACGGCCTGTCCTCCGCCCTCGATGAAGGCTTCGCAGTTTTTCTTGTAGTCGTCGACAAGCACGGCGGTCTGGTCCGCGTAGTACGCCTTTTCGACTCCCTTGTTGACAATCAGCAGGTGGTGCTTGTCGAGACCGACGTTCTTCTTTAACCAGTTCATGCGGCCGATTTTGCCGTCGGTACTCTGCACGGCCGTGAGGATGTACAGGTCGATGTTTTCCTCGTTACACAGCTTCTTGACCCATTCGAGGAATTCCTTGCCCTCGGGAAGCCATTCGATTTCTTCCCACCACTTGGAACCGTTCTGGTGGATGACGTCCCAGTTGACTTTCGTCCCGTCGATACACTTGTACTTTTCGCACTGCCCGCGAAAGTCCGTAAGTATACCGTCAGAGTCTATGTATAAGGTGTTGACCATTTTAAGATTTCCTATTATTCAAAATTAAATATAGTATATTTCGGGACCAGATAGTAGTTTTCGGATAAAATCCGGTTTTCTTAATTATTTATAGATAAAGTCGGAATTGATGAGGCCAGCAGGGTGTTCTTTCGTCTTCGTAAGGAAGCATTCCTGTATATATTTTTCCTGTTCTTCCATTTTTTCGAGGTTATTGCGTAT